AAAAAAAAAGCTTAGCCTACCCGAGTACCGATTAAAACAGTACGCTCAGCTGAGCCTCAGCGAAGGAGCCGTCACGGCAACCGAAGAAGAACTACTGCAGCAAATCTACACTGACCAGCTGGCCACCGGAAAGATCAACCGGAAGTACCTATTCGCCCTGGCCGGCCAACTGGAGGACGCTGTGCGCACTGGAGTGGGATCTAATGACATTGACTATAATGCTCCGGATCATCTCTTCCAGAGCCTGCTGGAGGCCAATGTGCAGCACTTCAGCGCCGCCAAAAGCCTGGCGCTTACCCAACAACTCAATCAGATCAAAAACCGCTCCAGGAGCTTCTCTGAGTTCCGCAGCCAGGCTGAGCCACTGCTCAGTAATTACAATGTAAACTGGATGCGCGCCGAATACAACCATGCAGTTGCGGCAGCTCAGAACGGAGCTACCTGGATGCGGATGAAGCAGGCCGCTGACGTGCGCCCGTACTGGGAATACCAGACGGTGGGTGATGATCGGGTACGGCCTACCCACCAAAGTATGGATGGGTTGATCTTCCGTATCGACGATCCGGAGGCAGCCCGGGTATTTCCGCCAAATGGTTTCGGTTGTAGATGCGAGGGCGTGAGCCGGGCAGATCTGGCCGGCCGCGAAGTCAGCAGTCTGCAGGACGCGATCGGCGCACTGGGATCCGACTGGCAAACGATGAACGATAAAGGCTTTGCGGTCAACTTCGGCGATGCTGCCCAGGTATTCACCCGCAGCCAGGATTACGCTCAGGGCATCGATCCGAATACCCTCACCTGGCGTAGCTACAACCTGAAGAGCGCCACCGCCATGAAGAAACTACCCGCCCTGCAGGCCGGCACCATGGCCGCCCGGGAGCTGGAGCGCTGGTGGAAAGACCGCCGGGGTCGGCATGATCTGGACGAAGCCGACCGCATCCGCTTGCTGGATTACCGTGACCGGCCGATCCTGATGGATCGAAACCTGGTGGACGACCTCAAGGAAAGAAAGCAGGCAGCCTTGCTGAACCTGCTGGAGGATCTGCTCACCAATCCGGATGAGGTCTGGCTGCAGGAAAATCCGGGTACCCTCCAGCGATTGATGCTGAAATTTTTCCGGGGCCGGGCACTGCTGGCCGGCATCGCCTTCGGCAACGACCATCCAGAGCAACTACTCAGCCTTACTGTCGTAGATCTCCCGGACCTGGTGCGCGCCGGCATTCTTACACTCGCTAAACGATAAGCCATGGACAACAGGAGCCTAACTATACTGGATGTAAAGGATTTTCTAGGCCAGGCGCTCAATTCGAACCTGAAGCTTTTTGATAAGCTATCCGGGAAAAGTAGCGAGTTCGATAAGCGGGTGAACGGCACCTTTTCGGACATGAACATCAATCTCCGGGAAGTAGGCCGCAACCTGCTCACCGTGGGATCGATCGCCGGTGGAGCCGTGGCCACCGGTCTTTTCAAGGCCGCCAATAATGCCAAGGAATTCAAACACGAATTCCTGGAGCTGGAAAATTTGAACCTGGATAAGACCGAAGCCCAGATCGATAAGTTGGAGCGTAATGTGCTCGATGCGGCCTTTGCTACCGGCCGGGCCGGCACCGAGATGTCGAAAGCCTTTTTCGATATCCAATCCGGCACCGGCATGTTTGGTAATGAGGTAGACGCTATTGCCCGGAAGACTTCCGACTTTAGCCGTGCCTTTAAAGTAGACTTCAACACAGCCCTGGAGGGAGGCGTGAAGGGTATCCGCAACTTTAACCTGGAGGCCGATCAGATGGATGACTTCTTTGCCTCAGCGGTGAAAACCGTGCAGGTAGGTATCGTCACCTTTGAGCAACTGGCCAGGGTACAAACTGATTACGCCGGAGCGGCCAACACAGCCGGCCAGAGTGTAGACAGCGCCAACAAACTCTTTGCCGTATTCACTGCCAAAGCGAAAAGCGCAGAGGAGGCCGCCACCCTTACCAAGAGCGCATTCACGGATCTGCTTCGCCCGGAAACACTGAAGAGCTTCGAAAAGATCGGAGTACAGGTATTCGATAAGCAGACGGGGAAAGTTCGTCAGCTCGATGAGATTGTTTCCCAGCTGAACGATCGGTTTGCCAAGCTCCGGGGAAATGACCGGGCGGTGACCAACCTGGTCAACGAATTTAAAGGTAGCGAGGGCCTGATTGCTCTCATCGGTGAGGCCGCCAAGAATGGCGATAATATGCTGGAGACCTTCCGGGCTTTTGATGGTACCGAGTTCGGTCTGGAAAAAGCCCTGGCCAACGCCAAGGAAGATACCACGCAGCTGGCCGACATCGTCCAGAACAAAGTAAACGTGCTCTTCACTCGCCTGGGCATGGAGCTGCTGCCGCACATCAATCGGGGCCTGGACTACGTGATCAGTAACTGGCTGCCGGAAGTAGAGCGCCGCCTACCCGGCATTATTCAGAACTTTGGCCAGGTGGCAGATGCCGTGGGAAAAGGCGTAAAAGAAGGATCTAAGATAGGGCAAACCCTGGGCCGGTGGGGTGAGAATGCGCTGGAGTTCTACGAGTCCACCAATCCTTTCATGATCAGCTCAGCGCGCCGGGATCTGCGCGACATGGGTATGACCCGCGACCAGGTGCGCAGCCTCAGCGATACGGAAGCCGTGCAGATCCGCAGAGCTGCCAACCGTGGCCTGATGGATGAAGCCGGCCAGGTGAACGTGGAGCGGGCGCAAAACCTGATCGATAAGCTGGCCGACTCCACCAGCGAGGGTGCGAAAGACTTTGTGCGGGTACTGCAGAGCGAGATCTCCCGGGTAAACCTGGCTGGCGAGCTGGATGCTGATATTGAAAAGATCCAGAACAATATCAACAGCCTGGGCGGGCCAGCTTCGGACCTACCGTCGCTGCCTACCGGATCATCCCGCAGTACCTCCGGATCTACTTCTGCCGGCAGAGCGGCGATCGCCGAGGGGCTCCGGGGCGTAGTAGGCGGTAAAGAACAGCAAAGGAACGTCACCGTGACAATCCAAAAAATGGTTGGCGTAGAGACCCTGAGTACCACTAACCTGAGTAACTCCGTACGGGAGATCGAGCAGATCTTTGAGGAAATGCTTATCCGGGCAGTACGGGATACTGAGGTAGCAATCGCAAACGGATAAGCTATGCCGACAGAACACCAATTCGCCAAGATCGTAGAGAATTACAAGGTTTTCAAAAAAAGCCTGGCCGTGAATATTGGCGAAGAGGCAGTAAGCTTTGCAAAGGATAACTTTCGCCGGCAGGGATTCAAAGACGCCATACTGATTAAGTGGCGCAGGCGCAAGGCCGGAACACCACGCAACCAGGGCCGCGCCATTCTGGTAGATACCGGCCGGCTAAAACGCAGCATCCGGATCACGCGTATCAGCCGGGCCGGCAACCGGGTATACATCGGCTCCAATGTGCAGTACGCCCAGATACACAACGAAGGCGGCCGCGTATCCGGGCGGGCCAATGTGCGATCGCACTACCGCCGCAACCGTACCGGAGGGCGCTCACGCGTGCGGGCGCATACCCGACAGGTAAACTTCAGGATGCCCAAGCGGCAATTTATCGGGCCGAGCCGGGAGCTGAATAAACGCATCCGGAGGCTCATTCGACTCAACCTTATAAAAGTGTTTAAGTGATGATTGAATACCATTTAGACGGGCCGGATGATACCGGCGAAGATGAAGACTATGAAGGGCCGGACGCTGTGTGAGGTAAATTTTCCTCGAAATAGCCTTAAATGTCCCTTAACAACATAATTACTGAGGTGAAAATACCTCAATAAATAAATTATCATGGGTTGGAGAACCGCCACATTTCTGGAAATGCAAACACGCCTGCTGGCCGAAGTACCGGGCCTGGCCACGGTAGCCCTCTACAACGGACAGGGCCAGATGATGAAAGGGGAAACCAATGAGCACATCCCCTACACGCTGCCGGCTGTGTTCATCGCCTTCCAGGGCGGAGAGTGGTACATCGAGCGCGACCTGGTACGCTACTCCGATCAGTACGTGTTCCGCCTGCATTACATTGACCAGGTCTACCAGGACGATGACAATCGCAGCGCCAACCAGGCCGCCGCCATCAACCACCTCGATGCCATCGATGCTGTGGTGAATGCCCTGGACCAATGGCAGGGCCTCACCTATGCCGGCCGCGTGGAATTCTCCGGAGAGCTGCTGGATGAAGACCGCACGCACATCATCGAGCACCAACTGGAGTTTTACGCCAAAGTATGCGATCCGAGCCTCAAAGATAAAGACCAAGCCGCCACTACTACCCGCCAGGCAGATGATACCGACATCATCCGCACCGGGCAGAGCCAGCACGAGGGGG